GTTTTCACTACGACGACCCGCGGATAGTGGAGCAGGTCGAGAGATTCCTTCAGCCCGCGAAGCTGAACGCGAAGACCATGCGGGCCAAGAAGCTACAGCGGGTCATCACGCGCAAGTTGAAGGACGGCACGACCTACACGTTCCGGCAGCGCTCGGTGTCCTACGATGCGGCGCGACTGCTGAGAACCGAGTTCGGCAACGCTTTCAAGGAAGCGTCTCACCTGGCGGCAGAGCGCAACCCGGCTTGCGAGGGGGAGCAGTGGATTCTCTCGGCGTTTCACCCGGACATCGGGTGTGACTGTGAGAACTACGCACAGCATGACGAGGGGTTGGGCGAGGGTGTGTATAGCGTGGGGAACTTCCCGATCACGCCCCACCCTCAGTGTCTTTGCACGAGTCAGAGCGTGGTCATGAGCATGAGAGACTTCATGCCCCTGATCGAGGAGTACATGAAGGGTAAGCCGGGGGTTATATCCCGGTGGGCCGACAAGTTCGAAATGGAGATGGCGGCATGATAAACCAGCATGAGGTCCAGTCACTTCTTCCGGCGGTGCCTCAGAACGTCACGTTTGAGAACGATGCCGCAGGGAAGATTACAAAAGTCTGGCTCTCGATGAAAAGCATTGATACGGGTTCGACCTGGCAACTGGAGATCACGCCCGTTTTTGGAACGCGCATGGACGTGAGGTTGGTCAGATAAGGGAGATGGCGGCATGAAGTTCTTTCTCTGGAAGCTGATACAGCCGTTCTTCATCCTCTGGGGCGACTATGGCCCCTTCAAGGATTTGCATAAGCGAGCAACCCTGCGGGTCTGGAAGTACCTACTCCCAAACGCGCAAGTCATCGACTGAACACAACCCGCTTCGGCGGTTCACATATCCCCCGGCCCTCCAAGTTGGAGGGCTTTTTTAGTACCCAGGAGGTACAGACAATGGCCGAAGAGCAGACTGATACGGGCGAGGAGAAAGGCAAGGGAGCGGAGGAGACTCCAGCTTCTGCGTCAGCTTCGAGCACAGATTGGGAAGCGCAGGCAAAGCATTTTCAAGGCTTGTTCAACAAGACGGAAGATGCCCTCAAAAAGTCCCAGACGGAATTAGATTCCGTTCGGGCGGCCCAGAAGAAGGCAGAAGAGGACGCTCTCAAAGAGGACAACCAGTACAAAGAGCTCTACGAAAAGAGCAAGGGCGAGCTAGCGACCGCAAACGCCGCCGCAGAAAAGGCTTCGCTCCAGGTGGAACTGCACACGTTCCTCGCCGAGAAGCATCCCGACTTCGCTCCTGACAGCAAGTGGATCATGCCCCACGTCACCTCGAAAGAAGAAATCGCCTCGGTCGTCGAGGACTACGTGAAGGCACACCCCAAGGCTGCCGGGGTCGGTGCTGCCGCTATGGGTAACGGCGGGAAGGACGGCGACGGCCAGAAGACCATTTCGACCGCCGAACTGAACGACCCCGTCGCGCTCCAGAAGTTGCTTGACGAGGACCCCAAACTTGCCGAGAAGCTCGCGAGCGGCGAAATCAAATGGATCTAAAGCCTCTGGAGGAGGTGAAACAATATGGCACCACTCGCATCAAGTGATATCCCCGCGCACGTACCACTTTTGTACGGCGTGATGATCCTCAAGCAGGCGCTACAGGACACGTTTTGGAATCTGTTCACCGGGCCGGAAGGCTCTGGTATGCCGATCATCCAGAAGACCGACCTGACCAGCTCGCCGGGCGACCGGATCAGGATACACACGGTAAAGAAGCTGACGGGTGCAGGAGTCACGGGCAACACGACCCTGAGAGGGACCGAGGAAAACCTCGGGTTCGACTATCAGGACGTGATCGTTGACCAGCTCCGGCACGCGACCAGCCACTACCGTATGACCAACAAGCAGTCGATATACGACCTCGCGAACCTCTCGAAGGTGGCGCTCGCGGACTGGCTGGCCGGGAAGCTGGACGACGATATGTTCACAACCCTGACCACCTCTCCCGACCACATCATCTACGGTGGCAACGCGACGGGGATCAACGATATCGACGCCACCGACAAGCTGACAACTACGGTTATCAGCAAGGCCAGGGTCAAGGCGAAGCAGCTCCTCATCAAGCCCGCGTTCACGATCAACGGCCAGTCGTATTACGGCATGGTAGTTGACGAGTTCCAGGCGTATGACCTCAAGGGCGATACAGTCTGGCAACAGGCGAACCGTGAGGCGATGCCCCGCGGTGATGAGAACCGGCTGTTCACTGGCGCCCTCGGCCATTGGGACGGCGTAGTCCTCTTCGAGAACGCTCGCGTCCCCAGAGCTGCGAACACAAACAGCCCGGCGGTCAACGTCGCCAAGGCGGTCTTGTTCGGCTCTGGCGCCGCGGTCAACGCTCTCGGCGAGCCCCCACTGTGGGTTCCCGAAGAGTTCGACTACGGCAACGAATGGGGCACATCAATCGCGATCGTCTACGGCGAGGAGAAATGCACGCTGGACAACGTCGATACGGGACTCATCAACGTGCTCACCGCCGCAACCGACCCTAACGCCTAACCGAACCCGACAAGGAGGTGTAGAAGGGGGAGTCTCACGGCTCCCCCTTCGCTCTTCAATGATCCGATATCTCAGTTACGTAGGCCCCAAAGACGAGAAGCGCATAGACCTCGGGATAGGCCGGAGCGTCATATTCCCCCGGGGTCAGGTCGTGGACGTCACAGATGCGGGCATGGGGGAAAGGCTTGCGATGGACCTGCTGCAATCAGGTCTGTTCAAGCTGCATGAGAGCATGGCCAGCCCTTTAGAGTTCGAGTGCGAGAGGTGCGGGAAGGTCTGCAAGAACAAGGCCGGCCTCAAGGCGCATATGCGGAGATGCTCGGCGTGACATTCTCGGACCCGTTCGACTACACGGGTCTGGTGCTGAACGTCCTGACCCGCACGAGTGACAGGCCGAACCGATTCAGAAGGTGCCGGGAGTCCATCAAGGCGCAGAAGTGGGGCGGCAGGATACGCCATGTGGTATCCGTTGACCGTCCCTGCACGTACGTCGAGGCCGATGCTGTAGTCCCTTCGACCGGACGCATGGCCCCCGAGGTTCCCGCAGTTCATGCAAAGCATCGTGACGCACCTTACAACCTGTACGTCAACGATCTTCTGAGCGCGGTCACCGACGGCTGGATTCTCGTACTCGACGATGACGACGAACTGTTGGTCCCCGATGCCCTGGCGAAGCTCGAGCCCTACATGGACGACTTCAACAACATGATCATCTTCAAGTTCTCGATGGGCGACGGGGTAGGCAAGAGGCAGTTTGTGATGCCGAAGGCGCACGGGAAAGCGTTGGTCGCCAATGACGTTCCCTGCTCCTGCTATATCTACCACTCGAAGCACAGAGAGTCGGGGATGTGGCACGGCAAGTACTCCGGCGATTACTTCGCGGCCTCAAACTTGGCCGAGAAGCTGAACATCGTATGGGTCGACGAAGTGCTGGCGGGTACACAGGTTGGCCCGTCGGAGGGTTCCATCGAATCCATGCCCTACTCGAAGTGGAAGGCGCGCAAGATCACACAGAACAAGGAAGAGCCGTTCGTCTCGATCATCATCCCGGTGCTCAATCAGGTGGAGTTGACGAAGGCTGTACTGGAGAACATAGGCAAGACGGTGACCATGCCTTACGAGGTCATCATCATCGACAACGGGTCAACCGACGAGACTCCCGCCTTTCTGGAACATGAGCACCTGAAGCACGTCAGGAACAAACGAAACATGGGGATGTCCGTAGCGTGGAACCATGGGGGCCGCAAGGCCAAGGGTACGCACATGTGCTTCTTGAACAACGACCTTGTCCTGGCGGACGGCTGGCTCGAGAAGCTGTTGGAGCACGACGAGCACGCGATATGCCCGAGCTACGAGCAGGGGCCGGATCTGCGAACGGACTTTGAGAAGCGGAATACGGCGCTCGCTAAGAAGACCCTGCAAGTGAACGAAGCGGATATCCCCGGCCTGCACCCGAAAGGCTTTGCGGGATTCATCTTCATGATCTCGCGGGAGGTCTGGGACAGGGTCGGCAGGTTCGACGAAGACCTGCTCTACTGGTACGGGGACACCGACTACTATTGGCGCATGAAGGCCATGGGGTACAGGCCGGTCATGAGCCGCAACGTGCTAATTCACCACTGGAAGAACAGGACGTGCGATACGCTGGAAGACTTCATACCGCAGAGAGAGCGGGACCGGCAGGTATTCTTGGGGAGGTGGCCCGATGGACTGCAATCGTGACATATTCTCCGGCCCCCTGGTGGAGATGACGATCGAGAATCTAGGGCATCGGCCTTTCGTGTCCATGGAGTATATCGAGAACGGATGGTTCGGGCGCAACGACTCAGCCGTGTACTACTCGATGGTCAAGATACGCAACCCTCGCAGGCTGATAGAAGTAGGGTCCGGCTACTCGACCAGGATTGCCGATCAGGCTTGCAGGGGTACGCTGGTCTGCATCGACCCCTCGCCGCGGGCCGATGTTGGGGAGTACTGCGATCACCTGTTGGAGGTCCCGGTGCAGACGCTCGAGCCCGAGACTGTGGCCGACTGTGACCTGCTGTTCATCGACAGTTCGCACATCTGGGGAGCGGGGGACCTGCCGTTCCTGTTCAACAAGGTCTTTCCCCTGCTGAAGACGGGAACGGTGGTCCACTTCCACGACATATTTCTACCCGATGACTACTCCCCGGCCTGGGCGCCGAGGCATTACGACGAGCAGTATCATCTCCGCGACTTCCTGAACGAGCACTCCGAGTACCAAACGCTGTGGCCCGGGTACTACATGGCGACCCGGCGAACGCAGGAGGTCATCGACATATTCGGCGAGGCGACGTGCATGGGATCACTCTGGATGGTGAAATGTTAATCGAGAAAGATATCTACGGCTCCACGATGCTACTCGACACTGAGGACCCCGGGCTATCTGCGGATCTCTGGCGCGACGGCACGAGAGAGTGGGACTGCCCGATCATAGTCCACGAGATAGTCAAGCCCGGCTGGACCTGCGTAGAGGCCGGTTCAAACCTTGGCTTCTATGCGTTCATGGAGTGCAAGTTGACGGGTCCCAAAGGCAGGGTCTACGCGATCGAACCGAACCCCGCCAGTTGCGGCATCATCGAGAGAGCGCGGAAGATAAACGGTTACGAGAATCTGAGCATACACTGCATGGCCGTCGGGGATGCGAATAGGACAAATGACTTTTTAATCGAGCACCGTTCCAACCTGTGCCGGATGGTACACACGAAGGCGAGGGACATACCAGACCGGGCGATACGAGAGGTAATCCAGGTCAAGGAAATGACGCTCGACACCTTTTGCGAGGAGCACGGGATAGACCGCATCGACTTCTTGCGGTTCGACATCGAGTCCTACGAGGTCGAGCTTATAAGGGGCGCGCAGGACACGCTCGAGCAGATGCCCCGCGGCTCGTGGATGTTTGCCGAGTTCCATACGATCCACTTCGAGGACCCGGTGCGCTATCTCCAGCCCGCGATACAGTCGGTCATCGACCACGGTTTCGTCCCCCGTCACGTGATTAACATGCTGGACGCCTCGGCCTCTCCGGTCAGGGGAGTCGAACTGCTCGACCCCTCCGATTTCGCGAGGGCCTGTTGCGAGGACTTCCCGCAGAGTGCGCCGAGAGTCTTCTGGGAGAAAATTGGCTGACATCGTCGAACTGCGCGACCAGCTCAAGGGGCCGAACATTGACATCGGGCGCTACACGTACGCATCGGTGCCGCCCAACTTCAACAACATGGCGTGCCCGGTGACGATCGGGAAGTATTGTTCCATCGCGGCGGGTCTGGAGTTTGCGGTCGGCGGCGGGCATCACCCCGATTGCGGGTCGATGTATCCCTTCGACTACTTGGACCACTGGCCCGAGGCTGATGGTGAGTTGTACCCGCATCACCGGGGGCTTGAGATCATCATAGGCAACGACGTATGGATTGGGCTTAACGTGGCGATCATGCACAACAGCCCTATCGGTGACGGCGCGGTCATCGGTGCCTATTCGGTCGTGCGAGAATCGGTCAGGCCGTACGCTATCGTATTGGGCAACCCGGCAAAAGAGGTGGGGCGCAGGTTCGACGACGAGACGGTCGAGCGTCTTCTCAAGCTCAAATGGTGGGACTGGCCAGAGGAAAAGGTGCGGGAGCACATGAAGCTCTTAACCTCAAACAACATCGAGGCGCTATGCTCAATCTCGTAATGTCCGTCTATAACGACGGCGAGATGCTGAAGAAGGCAGTCGGGTCCGTTCTCGGCCACGTCGATCGAATCATAGTCATCGACGGGATATACGAGGACTTCCCACCCATGGGCGACACGCTGGGGTACAGTTGCGACGGGACGCTCGAGTACCTTACCGATCTGGAAACGGAGGTCAGTCTGTCCGTAGTGCCGGGCCTTACAGAGGTGGAAAAGCGCAGCCTTTATCTGATCGGCGAGCCGGGCGACTGGTACTTACACTTGGACGCGGACGAGTGGGTCGAGAACCCGCAAGAGTTGGGAATACTGCCCAAGGCGGATATCGGGCTGTGTCACATGAGCTGGGAGAATCAATCCCACTGGTACCCCCGGCTGTTCAGGCACGTCGATTGCATGAGCTACGAGGGGTTGCACCACCGTCTCATAGATGGCGAGGGTGACCTGATCTGCGACATCTACGGGATAGGTCCGGGGTACACGGCAGAGCGGACCTCGCTGCGAATCAGGCACGACCGGGAGCGCAGGTCGAAAGAGAGACAGAAGGCCAAGGCGGCATATTACGAGAGGTTGTGCGCGCAGGAGAAGCACGTCAAGGAGATGCTGAGATATGGATAGCGAACTCATAACCCACGTCCGTCTGCTCTTGCAGGACTCTGGGACTCCCCCGGTCGTCTCGGACACGCAGATAGCGAACATCGCGAAGACCCGCAGAAGGGAAATCTACTACGAGGGGCTGGCCACTCTCGACAACCTGACCTGGAAGTACGGCCGGGACTACATCGAGGTCACCTCTCTATCCCTGACCTACGAGGGCGCGGCGATCCTGGCCACCCTGTACACGGTGGACGTGCTTGCGGGGGAGGTCACGTTCACGACCGAGCAGTCGGCCATATACCTCAAGGGCTACGTCTACGACCTGATGGACATAGTGGCGCAGTGCTGGCTCGTCAAAGCGGGGATGCTCGACACATACCCGGGCATGACCTACTCGCTGGGCGACGAGACGGTTTCCAAGGGCGAGGCGAAAGAATATTGCATCGGGCAATACTGGAAGTACAGGACGAGCAAGGGGGGCCAGCTACGTCGGCGCTGACAGACTCCATGCGGCTCGACACGGAGCGCATGATAGCGGACAACCCCATATCGATCGTCATAACTCGGGCGACCTGGACGCTGGCGAATGGCAGGCGGACCTCGACGTCGGCGACCCTTGCGGCTCAGACCGTGCGAACGTATGGCAAGAACGTCACTGAGGTTATGAGGGAGAGTGACGAAGCGCGCTTCAGGCGGGTCAGGGAGGTACGGATGCTGGCAAAGTACGATGCCAACGTGATAGCGCATTCTGGGGCCTCTGAGGACACGTTCAGCGTGGGGAGCGTCAAGTATCGGATCAAGAATGTGCGGGACATCGCCTGGGAGGGTGTCACGATCTCGAAGCAGTGTACCCTCGAGGAAATCCAATGAGAGGCATAGCCGGGGTCATGGGCAATCTGGTCAAAGAGGTCACGAGGACAAAGGTGGCCCTTGCGGCTTACGGGACGATGGAGGGCGCGCCGAAGCTCGAGAACTACGCGAAGATGCACGCGCCATGGGGAGACAGAAGCGGCAACGCCAGAAAGGGACTCAAGGGCGGCTGTTATGCCAAGGGCGACAAGATCATGATCTACATCGCCCACCAGGTTGACTACGGGGTTTACCTCGAACTCGCCCACGACTGCAAGTACGCGATTCTTGACCCGACGATAGACGCGCTGAAAGGCGAGATTTTCAATGACTACGCGAGGATCATGAGGATGTAATGGCTGAACAGAGCGTTAGGAGCGCGGTCAGGGACCACCTGGCCACCAATTGCCCCTCGTTTACGGGGGGTTTTTTATATCCCCAAATCGCTGACAACAACACGGTTAAGCCGTTCGGTGTCGTGCGAATGGGACCGCATGAGAAAGAGGCGAAGCAGGGGGCCGTCCGCCGCCTGTACGTCCACGTCCACACGGTGAAAGACGCATGGGATGCCCTGGACACTCTCTGCAACTCCGTCGTCTCCGCGCTGGATTGCATAAACGTCTCCTGCGGCTCTTCGGGCGGCAAGACCTTTTGGATTACCCCGTATCACGTCGGGACCACGGCTGACGCTACCGACGATGACCGGATGACCATATTCAGGATATGCGAATTTGAGGTGGTGACAGGAAGATGAATGAAAGTCCTTACCCGAAGGCGAGCAAACCGTACCCTTCCCCGCGGAAGAAGGCAACGAAGCCCGCACCGAAACCCGAACCCCAACCGAAGCCCGTCCCGGTCTACGTAGCGACCCGGACTTGTGGCTACACGTTCGTCTGCGACGGGGCGAAGACGCGGCTCGAAGAGGGCGTGTCCCCGCAGGTGACCGAGGCACAGCTACGTGAACTGATCCGCTACAAGCACGTCAGGGAGGTGAAATAAATGGCCGACAAATTCTTCAACGACATCTCTCAGATCAGGGTAACCGAACTCCTGGACACTGGAGCGGCGGACCCGAGCGCAACCGCGAAGACCTCGACCGTCCCCAAGGAACTCAGCGCCGACTTCGTTTACGACGAGGGCGAAGAGCTGACCCAGACGGGGGGCGGCGAGACGGTATGCACGATTACTGAGGAAGACGAGCCAAAGGGTGCCGACGTGGAAATCACGCTGGCCACTCTCGAGTACGACGTGAAGGGCGCCATCGCTGGCGGCACGGTGAACATGACCGGCCCGGACGCGACAGGCTGGGACTTCCCGACCTCGACGCCGGGACCGTTCAAGCTCGAGGTGTGGGTGCCGAAGTTTGACACCACGTCTTCAACTGAGGGCAAGCCCGACGGCTATCTCTACATCGTCCTGCCGTATTGCAAGGGGCGCATGTCCAAGAGGCAGCACGCGGGAAAGGGCTTTGGCGAGGACGTGTTCTCGATCAAGGCCCGCCAGAACCCGAACTCCGGTGATTCGGCATGGCAGGAAGACGAAGTCGCAACCATCGTCTAGGAGGCGATCAAATGACCGAGGCGCTTAAACCGACCTCCCTTGAGGCGATAAAGAACCTGAAGCGGGAAGACGTAGCAGAGTTGCCCGCTTTCTACGACGGGACGCCGTTCATCGCAAGACTGCGGCGTCCCTCCCTTATCCACATGGTAGACCTGGGCCAGATCCCCAACGAGTTGTCGGCTGCGGTTGACGAGCTCATGGGGGGCCAGGCCGCGACGTACCGGACGAGCATCAAAGAGCGCTCGGAGGTTCTGTGTATCGTGGCCAAGGCTACGCTCCAGGAACCGACATACGAGCAGGTGGAAGACGACCTGGACAGCTTCCAGCTCACCGCGATCTGGAACTATGTTATCAGTGGGGTGCAGGCCCTCATCCCCTTTCGTGAAATCCGCGCAGTTTTTGTCGCTAGCGCGGACAAGCGAGCGGTGGGGGCAGCGGCCGAGCTTGATGTTGGACCCGAAGCTCCCGAAGCGTGACCCCTACCTGGCTTACTGTATCGACGATGCGGCTGCCTGTCTCCTCGACTGGCTGCGCGCGGGCCGCGTCCCAAAGTACGTAAAAGACGCGCAGCACAACGAATCCCTCAAAGCCTCTCTTGAGAACGCGAGGCGAAAGAAGAAACAATAGATGTTCGGTGCCCTTGGTACCGTCTGGGCCGAGATGGGTCTGGACACAACAAAACTGGATATGGGAGTATCGCGCGCCGCCGCGTCGATGAAGGCGTTGCAGGGGCATGAAGCGGTACTCACCAAGGCCATGAAGGGTGCCGCCATCGGTATAGGGGTCGTAGGGGCAGCCGTGGCCGCGGGTGCGATTAAGCTCGCCGCCGACTACGACAAGAATATGCGGAAGGTCTGGTCGCTGACCACCGAGTCCGAAGCGACGTTCAAGAAGTGGAAAACCGAAGTCCTCGACCTTGCCGACAAGCTCCCGCAGTCCGCGTCTCAGATGGCCGACGCTTTCTATTGGGTGAAATCCGATATGCCCGACGCTACTGACGCCGAGCAGTTGAAGACGCTGGAGATAGCGGCCAGGGGCGCGGTAGGCGGCGTGGCCGAACTCTCCGAGACGACAAACGCGCTGGTCCAGGCGCAGAACGCATACGGCGAGACGAATCCCGCCAAGTACATGGACATCATGAACAAGGCGGTGGAGCGCGGTTCCATCGAACTGAAGGACTTCGTGGCCTTCCAGGGTCAGGTCGTCGGCTCCGCCGCCATGGCAGGCGTGAGTTTCGAGGAAGTCGCCGCCGCCGTCTCCACCTTGACCCGAAAAGCAGTCCCCGCCGAAACCGCTTTCATGGCCTTGAACAACACTATCATGGCCTACCTCAAGCCGCAGGATGACGCCGTCGAGATAGCCTCGAAGTATGGCATTGAACTTTCTCTCGCTACCCTGCGCTCAAAAGGCCTCGCCGCTTCCCTGATGGAGATTGCCAACAAAGTCCCCGACGAAGAACTGGCCAAGATGTTCCCCAACATCAGAGCCCTTCGCGCCGTCCTACCCCTGGCTGGAATCGCCGCGGGAGATTTCGCTGTAGACCTTGCGGCCATGGGAGCCGCCGCGGGTACAACGGACCGGATGTACGAGAAGAACGCGAACACGATTCAGAACAAATGGCGAATCGCTGTTGGCAAGGCCGAGGATGCGCTTATCAAACTCGGGGACAAGGCTTTGCCCGCCGTCTCCGGCTGGCTCGATGCTATCAGCAACGCTCTGAGCGGCAAGAATAAGGATTTCAATACCTTCGCGAGCGTCATAGGTACGGCCGCGAAGGGAGTCTGGAACCTCGCAGATGCCCTTATAAAGGTGTGGCCGATACTCGCCATGGTGGCCGGGGGATTCGCCGCCATGAAACTCGGCGGGTTCATCACCTCTCTGTCCAGTGTCGGGGGCAGTTTGTCTGGTCTTGGCATCGTTCTCAATAACATCGGTCTTGGCTTTACCGGGTTCAATACCGCCTTCTCCACTCTTGGTACGACGCTAGGAACCGTAGGACTCATGGCCGCGCCTGCCGCGATAGCAGTAGCACTCCTGGTCAAACAATGGCGAGATTCAATTGCCGCTTCGACCGCCGCTTGGACTACCATCCGCAAGAACGATCAGGCATTGTCCGACCTCGGGCTTCAACTGCAACCCCTGATAGACCGTTACGAAGAGCTCAGGGCGACTACCAACAGATCGACTGAGCAGCAGGCCGAGATGGTCTCGATCGGTAATCAGGTCGCCGAACTGTCCCCCCGTATGTCCTCGGGCTTCGACGCCATGGGGAACGCCATCCTCAAGAGCGACACTCAGCTCAAGCAGCTCATCGAAGATATGCTCAAATACTCGGGCATAACGATCAAGGAAGAGGGCGCCGAGGGACAGCTTGAAGGGCTCACGAAGTCGATACCCGAGTTTGAAAAGCAGGCGGGCAAGCTCGGCAGTCAGATCAGTTACATCGGGACGGAACTCCGCGCTCTCGGGGTTGACGAGACTGATGTACGCAACGTGGTCAACCTTCTCAAAGAGGATTTTGAGAACGGATCTGTCTCTGTCGAGGCGTACATTCAGAGCATCAAGGATGCTGGACTGAGCGGCGCGGGGTGGAAGTGGGAGGCACAGGCACCGGAGATGACGCACGTCAATGTTATAGCAGGCGCGCTCTCCGTTCTCAACCAGCGGTTCAAGGAAAACAAAATGTCTTTCCAGGACTGGAAGGACAAGGTTGGGGCTTCGACCGCCGCCATATCCCAACTGACCCCGAAGATTCTTGAGAGCGCGATGGCCGCGGGCCGGGCGGGTCAGGCGTTCTCCAGCCAACTGACCGCAGCCTTCACCTCTCTTTCCCCGCAAATGCAGCAACTCGGCGTTCAGTCGTTCTCCGCCTACATCCAGGGTCTTTCTCAAGGGCAGGTAGCCCCCGACATGGCCAACCAACTCGCCCAGCAGATGTTCAACACGGGAACCTTCACCGCTACTGGCGTGGCCTCCGTCGATGCGGCCCTTGCGGCGATGTCCGCGCGCATGAGGGCAAGTTCACTGGCCAATGCGGCAAAGTCTGTGGCCGACACCGTGGCGAAAATCTTCGGCACGATCGGCGGGGGGAAGGCAGAGGAGAAGAAGGTCACCCTGAAGGTCGGCGATGCTGGGACCGCGGCGGCTACCAACAAATCTCTCAAGGCGGTGCAGGCGCAGGCTACCACTCTCGGCGGCATGAAGCCGAACGTCCATACCTCGGCGAACACAGCGCAGGCAAACGCAGCGATATCCCGCCTCGTAAATCGGCTGTCTGGAATGAACGGTCAGACACTGGCCACCGTATACGTCCAGGCGCTTATCAAAGGTTCGGGTCCGTTCACGGCAGATGAGTATGTCAGTTACCTGGAGGACAAGATAGGCGGCGCGGCTCCGAACCTCACCGTCGGCGCGACCATGGGCGGCAGCTTCGAAGACCTCACAAAAGCCTGGGCGGCGATGAACGCAACCGCGCTCCCCGGCTGGTCCACGGGTCGAATGGCCCCCACTGGTGATATGTCCATCGACGAGTGGAACCACATTAACGAGGCGATCGCCAACCTCGGGGGCAATGTCGAGGCCAACCTGCAAGGCTGGTGGAACATGAACGGCGCGCTCATCGAGGCTAAGAAGTCGATGGCCGAGTACACGAAGGCAACCGAGGCCGCCGAACTGGTCGTCGAGGGATTGCAGGCGCAGGAGACAAAGCTGAACGCCTCGCTCACGGCGCACAAAGAACGGTTGTCCACCCTGTCCTCGATGAAGATCAAGGGCGAGGGTGCCGCTTCTGACAAATCGTTCCGGCAGGGTCAGGCGCTCAACCGGCTCGAACTGGAAAGGTTGAAGATCCAGCAGAAGGCGCGGGCGGGCAAGGCCACCACAGCCGACTACAACCGCCTCTTCGTCATCGCCCAACAGCAGAAGGAACTCGAACTCCAAAAAGAGATCGACGACAAGGCGACCGATCTCAAGTACGCGGACAAGAAGCGCCAACTCGAAAAGCTGTTGGACCCGCTCAAGGGGCAGGAGAAGTCTTACGCTGCGCTGGTGAAGGCGATCAAGCAGGAGCAGCGGGTAATCGCGGTCAAGGAAAAGCAACTCAAGAGTGTGCAGAAGACGCTCGAAAAAGAGCGGGCGAAGGTCGCGGAGCTCAAAAAGGCATACGACAAGATCAGCCGCTCAGTCGATGTCTTCGCGACGAAGATCAACGAGATGGCCGCGAACTTCCGCAGCCGCTACGACGAGATGATAGCGAAGGCGAAAGAGCTTGCCGACGCGATCGAAGAGGCAAAGAAGAAAGAGGCGGGCGGGTCCATGGGTAGCACAATGGCCTCCCCGAACCTCGCGGGCGCGGGTACCCGTATGTCCGCCACGAACAACACGACGAACAGCAAGTCCACTTCTGTCAGCTATTTCTACTTCGACAAGCTGGTTCTCAATGATGTGCAGGACGTTCCCTCGCTCACCCAAGAACTCCGAATGGCGAAACTGAGGATTCAAGTATGACAATGATATGCAGATTCGTAGACGGCATAGACGGCGCGACCCTACTCGACTTGAACGACGAGGTCGCCTACTGGTATCTCGACGGCTCTGAGTTCCCGCTTCCCGACGTGTTGTACGAGTGGGTGCAGAACGCCTTGGGGCATGGGAAGCGGTTGGCCCACTGGACGCTGGACGGCAATACCATCACCCTCAAGGTCTGCATCAAAGGTTCTGACGAACAGGACGCCTACGACAAGCTGAACGTCCTGCTCACCCGACTGCTCAGAGAGAACACGCTTGAGATAAGGATGTGGGGCGCCGACAACTCCGTGTTCTACAAGACCTACCCGGTGACCCCGAAGCTACCCGACTGGCCGAAAAAGTTTGTCATCGACGCGAACTACATCACGAACATCACCATCGAGATTCCCGTTGACCCCGAGGTGAAGACCTCAGAAGAAACCCTGTGGTTGATTCACGCCCTGGGTTCCAACGACGACTTTGAAACCCGCTCCGGTGACGACTTTGCCGACTGGGAGGAACTGGAGGTCAACGCCGGGACCGTAACCGCTGACGCCGCGAACTACCATTCCGGCGCGGTTGCCTGCAAGCTGACCACAACGGCGGGCGGTACGGACTCAGCGGCTATTCGCGACCCCTATCGCTCCGTAGAAGAGTTGGAGACTCATGGACTCCGCGTGTGGGCCAAGGAACTCTCGGGTGCGCCCGCTCTCGACGTGGACCTGCATTGTTACGACGATACGACTCCGCTGATAACCAAACTGACGCACCCCTACGATACCGACAAGATGCTCATGGACGGCACGGCCTCGATCAAAGACCTCGTTACCTCGACTGCGTTCACGATGGCCGGAGCGCCCACCACGGGCGCACTTCTCGGCGCGACCGCTCCAGACATTGGAGCAGGGAAATACACGTCATGCACCATCCCCACATCCATCACGGCGGGGCAGGCTTTCACGATGATGTTTGCCTGCAAGACTGCGTGGCAGGGCGATGACGGGGTAATGCATTATCTGTTCGACAATCAGGGCACGGGCGCAACGCAGAATAGAATCTTTCTGCGGAAGTCTGACACCAATTACCTATTTTTCTACGTCTATGATAATGCCTCCGCATACCGACGTTGTTTTACCGCGCTGTTGACCGCGACTACGTGGGCGGCGAACGTCACACACATAATCGTCATCACCCGCTCGGCAACGGGTGTCCTGGCAGGTTACCTTGACGGGGTTCCCTTCGCGACACCATCGGGCGGCGCGGGAACAGGACTCGAAACCGTCTTGGGGGCCAACTCGTATCTCGGCACGACCAACGCGGGAGCAACGCCCATCGAAGGCCTCGAACTCCCCGCGACCTGGGGCAACGCAATCACCGATGCCGCGCTGATAGCCGCGCTCTCCACTCTCGCCGCATGGTCCGACCTTACCAACATCACCATCTCCGGCGTCCACACCGGGGGGGCCGCACGTG